CTAAGTTAAATGGAGAACGCTCTAAAAGAATCCAAAATCAACATCAACGAAATGCATCAATTATTTCTTTAGTTCAATTATTTCAAGATGAGCAAGAAAGAAAGTTAATGATTCAAATGGCAGACATGCAAAAAAAAGTGGTTTATGAAGAGGCAGATAAAATGGAAAAAATGTCTGAATGGAAAGCTAGAGTTTTAGGTATAAGTAAAAATGACGCAATATGAATTAAGCTGCAAGGTTTGCGATAAACCTTTTGCAAAATTAGGATCTTTACATAAGCATATAAAACAGCATGATATGCATTTGGCGGAATATTATGTTAAGTTTTATGCCCGTAAAAACTTATTAACGGAAGAACTTTTACCTTTTAAAGATGTCGAGAGTTATTTTAATAAAGATTTTACGAATAGAATCCAAATGAACAAGTGGCTTGAACAGCTAGACCCTTTAGATGCCCAAGAATATATTCAATCTAAAATACTTAAAAGAGTTTACGATAAAAAAAGAAATTTTTTACCTTTTCATTTGGAGCTTGAACACTGCTTTTTGCCTAAGTTAGATATCATAAAAAAGATGTTTGGCAGTTACTCTCATTTTGCTAAATCATGTGATTTAGATTTAATGTTTGATAAAAATATTCCGTCAGGTTTTTTTGATGAAGATTTGCCTAAAGATATAGAAATAGCAATAGATACTAGAGAGCAAAAACCTTTAGACTTTAAGTTTAACACAAAGAAACATAAATTATCTTTTGGAGACTACACTTTATTAGGTGATCATTATAGTTATACATTTGTAGACAGAAAATCTTCAAATGATTTTTGTGGCACTTTAACAACAGCTAATTTAGATAGATTTAGAAGAGAGATCCAGTTAACACAAGATATGGATGCATACATGTTTGTAGTGATAGAATCTTCTTTAGATAAAATTATAGCAGAACAAAAATACTTTAAACGTAAAGCTAGCATAGATTACATATTAAAAAATATGCGAGATATTATGTATGATTTTCCCAGAAGATGCCAGTTTATTTTCACGGGAGGAAGAAAAAATTCAAAATTCTTGATTCCACGCATACTATATTACGGAAAAGATTTATGGAGGTCGGACCTTCAATATTTTATAGACCATGAGTTGGCAAAAAGGAAATCAAAACAGACCGCCGTCAAAAATAAGGACTAACAAAGAATTATTATCTTTAGAGGGTTTTTTAGAAGAGCACGAATCAAAACTTGCTCTTTATGAATTTTTAAGAGGCAATGTTTCTTTTGCTGCTGATTTAATATTTGGCATTAAGTTATTTCCATTTCAGCACATGGCTGTAAAATCGATGTTTGAGACCGATTATTTTTTGGGGGTGTGGAGTCGCGGAATGTCAAAATCTTTTTCTACAGGTATTTACGCTGCTTTAGATGCTATACTCAATCAAGGAGTAGAAATAGGTATACTTTCAAAATCTTTTAGGCAGTCTAAAATGATTTTTAAAAAAATAGAAGATATTGCGGCTAAGCCTGAGGCAGTTTTTTTTAAACAATGTATAACTAAAGTCTCAAAAAGTAATGATGAGTGGCTAATGGAAATTGGCAGAAGCAGGATTAGAGCTTTACCTTTAGGTGATGGAGAAAAGCTTCGTGGCTTTCGTTTTCAAAGGATTATTATTGATGAGTTTTTATTGATGCCAGAAAGAATTTATAATGAGGTTATAGTTCCATTTCTATCTGTAGTTGAAAATCCTACTCAAAGACAGGAGGTTTACGGTTTAGAAAGTATGCTTATCGAGCAAGGAAAAATGAAAGAAGAAGATCGTTTTGTGTGGCCCAACAATAAATTGATAGCTTTATCTTCTGCGTCTTACAAGTTCGAATACTTGTATAAGCTTTATAACCAGTTTGATTTTTTAATAACTCAGGAGAATAAAAGGGATAAGGCGACTAGATGCATTATGCAATTCAGTTATGATTGTGCTCCTTCACAGCTATACGATCAAAACCTTATTAATCAAGCTAAAGCTACAATGAGTCAATCTCAGTTTGACAGGGAGTTCGGCGCTGTTTTTACTGACGATAGCTCTGGCTATTTTAAAACCAGTAAAATGGCTTTATGCACTATACCTGAAGGTGACTACCCGTCTGTAGAGGTAAAAGGTGATACTGGCGCTAAATACATTTTAGCATTTGATCCTTCATGGTCCCAAACAGAAGGTTCTGATGATTTTGCTATACAAATTTTAAAAATACATGATGAAGAAAAAAAAGTGACTGTAGTGCATAGTTATGCATTATCAGGAACATCTTTAAAACATCATATATTTTATTTTAAATATTGTTTAGATAATTTTAATATAGTGCAAGTGGTCGGTGACTATAATGGTGGGGTACAATTTATACAAGCATGTAATGAAAGCGAAACTTTTCAATCAAAAGATAAAAAACTTAAAACAATCGATGTACCATTCGATAATCCCGAAGATTACCAGTCGGATTTGCGTAAATTCAAGGTGGAATATAACAATTCAGATGATAAAATTGTTTATTTGAGAAAACCTACCAGCAAATGGATCAGGCAGGCAAATGAATTACTGCAGGCTAATTTTGAACATAGGCGTATATTTTTTGCTTCTAGAGCTATAGATGAAGCTTACAATAAACAAAGAAATAAAAGTATACCTATTGATAAAATAAAATTTTTACGGACATCTGATGAAACCAAGCAGTCAGCATCTGCAAAAATGATAGATTTTATTGAGCATCAAGCGGATATGTTAGATTTAACAAAAAATGAATGCGCTTTAGTTCAAATAACAACAACGGCTCAAGGTACCCAAACATTTGATTTGCCTCCTAATTTAAGGCGTCAAACTGGCCCAGATAAAGCTAGAAAAGATTCGTATTCTGCTCTTGTGTTAGGAAACTGGATGGCAAAAATACATTTTGATTCAAATGATAAAGGAATAGAAGACTCTTTCGAAACTTTTACCCCTATGTTTATTAATTAGTTGAAAGTTACATTGTAACTTTTATTATACTTTGTAGGGAACTTTCATTCAACTTTGTGTAATATTATAAGATGTCAAAAAGAAAATATACAAAACGATCTGACTACTGGGATAAATTCAACACCCATAAAGGTCAACCATTGTCAGATATGTTTGAGGCTAATGCTAATCAGCAGGCTAACCAATATGAGCCTCAATTGGTAGGGGAGCCTTTTTATACTTACGAATCTAAAGCTTACAGTAGAACATCTGTTAATGGTAATGAAGTAGCATCAAGAAGAAATAATGCAGCTATAGGCCCTAAAATTTTTCCATATGCGAATATTAGAAATGGTATGTCGCCTTATAATTATGGTATCGATGGCGTTAATGTCAGGGATGCTATAGAATTATGTCAAAAAGCTTATTGCAATATAGCTATTTTTAGAAATTCTGTTGACATGATGTCAGATTTTGCTAATTCCACTTTATACTTAGAAGGTGGTAGCGCAAGATCTAGAACATTTATTAATGCTTGGTTAAAGAAAATCAAAATTTGGAATTTAAAAGATCAGTTTTTTAGAGAGTATTATCGTAGTGGGAATGTATTCCTTTACACTATTGATGGCAAGTTTAATTTAGAAGATTTTACAAAACTTAGGAATATTGGGCTAATTGGTCAGGTCAATAAGCTGCCGATTAGATATATTATTTTAAATCCTTTTGATATGGCGGCAAAAAGATCCACATCTTTTGAAAACGGTTTATATGAAAAAATATTGAGCGAATATGAACTAGAGCGACTTCAGAACCCAAAAACAGATGAAGATAAGGAGCTTTATAAGGCATTAACGCCAGAGATGCAAAAGAAAATAGATCAAGGCGGATATTATACCGATGGTATGAAAGTCGGCTTAGATCCTACCAAATTAAGATATTCTTTTTACAAAAAACAAGATTACGAACCGTTCGCTGTACCTTTTGGTTTTGGTGTTTTAGATGATATTAATTTTAAAATGGAGATGAAGAAGATAGATCAGTCTATTTGTCGAACCATTGAGAACGTTGTCTTATTGATAACTATGGGAACAACTCCTGATAAAGGTGGAGTTAATCCTCGTAATATCACTGCAATGCAAACTTTATTTCAAAACCAAAGTGTTGGAAGAGTTTTGGTCAGCGATTATACTACAAGCGCAGAATTTATTATTCCAGACCTTAAAAAGGTTATTGGTCCTGAGAAATATGAAGTTGTTAATCAGGATATTAAAGAAGGTTTACAGAATATAATTTTAAATCAAGAGAAGTTTGCCAGCACAGAAATTAAAGCTCAAATGTTTTTGCAGCGTTTGAACGAGGCCAGAGAGGCTTTTCTTAATGATTTCTTGCAAACAGAAATAAAAAAATTATGCAAAGATTTTGGTTTTAGAGATGTACCGCAAGCTAAGTTTGAAACTATAGACCTTAAAGATTCTGCTCAGGTTCAACGTGTTATCACTCGTATGATGGAGCTTGGCATTCTTCCTCCAGAGGAAGGGATTAAAGTTATTGAGACCGGAGTTTTCCCAAAAGAAGCTGAATTAAGAAAATCTCAAGAAAGATTTATAGAAGACAGAAAAAAAGGATTTTATAATCCTATTGTTGGTGGCGTTCCGTTATACGAAGGAGAAGAAGAAATCGTTAAAACAGAAACTCCTAATACTCCTAAGTCTCCCGGCAGACCGAATGGTGCAAAATCTTTCGCTAAAGAAAAATATTCTGTAGATGGCATAAAAAGTATAGTAGACCAAACTAATAAACTTTATGCTTTTATGACTTCCGAAGCTAGATCCTCCTTTAAAAAGAAAAGACTCAATAAAGATCAAAAAGAAATTTTAGCTCGTATATGTGAAAGTATTATTGTTTCTACAGAACAAAACGAGTGGGAACAAAGAGCAAAAGCTTGCTTACATGATAATAGTTTAATGTTAAAACTCGATACCATGAAAGAGGTTTCAGAGATCAGCGCTAACCACTTATTAGATGATTATGCTGCCGCTATTTTATATCATAGCAATAAAAATTCCAAATTGCAATAAAAAAGTGTAATAACCATAGATGGATCAATCAAAATTCAAATACAAAACAAGTTTTAACTTTAGCATTTATGCGACAAATGATTTAGAAAATGATTTGTCTATTAGTTTGGCATCGTTGAACAATTTGCGTCCTTTGATTCCTAGCTCAGTAGATCTTGAAAAAAACATCGATTTAGTCGGTGTAGCTTTTAATGCTGCTGTCGTCAACAAGTTTAATAAAAATGGTGACGGAATAAATTCTGAAACTGCTGATGAAATTTTAAAATATTTCGTATACAAACCTACAAATATAGAACACAAGAAAGAAAAAGTTGTAGGTCATATTGTAAATGCAGGTTTTACAGATTTAAACAATGATAAAATTTTAACTTCTAAAGAAGCTATTTCTCGCAAAACTCCTTATTACATTTCTTTGGCGGCTGTGGTTTATAAAACAGTCAATACAGAGTTTGCTAACGCCTTAATTCAAGCTAGCGACCCCGAGAGTGAAGCTTATAATAAAATTTCTGCAAGCTGGGAACTAGGCTTTAATGATTATCATATCGCTGTTGGCTCTACAGATTTAGAAGAAGCGAAAATAATTACAGAACCTGACGAAATAGAAGATATGAAAAAATATCTAAAAAGTTTCGGTGGATCTGGCAAATTAAGCAATGGAGATCCGGTTTATAGATTGGTAACCGGAGAAGTTTTTCCTCTGGGCATTGGTTTTACTTCTAATCCTGCCGCAGACGTTCAAGGAGTTTTTATAGAAAAGAATGATGACATTACTCTTAAAGATTCCGAAGAAAGCTCTGAGAAATCAGAAAAGCAAACAATTTCTATAGAAAATAGTAGAAAAATTTCACAAAAGAGTGAAAATAATGTAAAAACAAATAATAATACAGATATCATGGATACCCAAGAAATCATACAAGAGTTCGGGAAAATTCTTGATAGCAAGCTTTCTGAAAAA